TTGTCAATAGATGCTTGCATATCTTGCCATACATCAGGTACAATAAATTCATTTGGTTCAAAGTAATTAACCCAATGTAATAGACGTTCAGTATCATAAGCATGTCCTAGTTCATGTAAACTATTATCCATGATAATGTAACGACCATCTTTCTTTGCTTGGTCAAAATACTTAAAATATTCATACTCACTATCTAGTAAGTGAGGCAAACAATAATCATAATCATTGAATGTTTGTGAGACGTTTAGTACTGCTAATGGTACTTCATGTGAGACTTTTATTTTCATAACTTATTTAATATAAATATATTTCTTTTTATTGCCAAACTATCTTTCTTAATAAGGAAGATCATTTTCTGGTCTATTTTGTAACCATTTTTTATACTGTTGAATCAATTCCTCAGTAGTACCTTCTGCGTGTTCATAAATGAATGTATGTACTTGTTCTGTAGTACCACCAATCCAATGTTTTAGACTGTATTTTAAACTACTCATACGTTCTTTTTCATCACGTTCAAAATCTTTTCTTAAATTTTCAATACGTCTATTATACATTTTGATAGCATTACGTTCATGTTCTTGTTTTACTTCAAAACCTTTATCACTGTTACGTATTTCTGCTATTTCTTCTGCCATCCACCAATACTCATAATTGATATACTTAGCATAAGGTGAGTATTCAAAGTCACCATTTTTCACTTTCTCATCAATACGAGCTTTAGCTCCTAATGGTTTATGAATTTGGTATCGTCTATGCCAATAAAATACATTAAACTTAGCTAGTTTAGCTGGTTTAGGTGGTGCTTCAATCCCAAATATAGGATTAAATTCTTTCAAAACTTGTTCTACTGTAACCATTATTTTTCTGTTAATTCGCCTGCAAATACTTCTTCTAATAATTCCTCAATGTCAGGTAAGTCAGTTAACTCTCTAAAACGCTCAGCATCAAAACTAGGTTCTAATAATTGACCTTGATATTGAACTGTTCTAGCATTAACTACTTCTTCTAAAGTAACACCAATACCATGAGGATATTGTGCTACAGTCCTAATTGTGTAATATTTTCCTTTGATAGGACGGTTAGGTACAGTTTCTATTGTCTTTTGTTTCCATGTATCGTTGATACATTCTACTAGTGCTCCTACTTTCATATCTTAAATATAACAAAGAAAGGCCCGAAGGCCAAACTTTTGTTTATATCTGGGGGGCGTGTTTACTTGCCTTCGTTTACCGGACTTTCATCATCTGGGTAAAGTATACCTATTACAGCATTTACGTCAACATTTACTCCTAATTGTTGGATAGCTTTTAAAGTATCCATAATGCCGTTTTGGTATGCTGAAGGAGTTTGTTCTTTACCTGGGTAGTCAAATCCAAGTTCGTTTATCTCTTCTTTGATGATTTGTTTTAGTTGTGATAGTTTCATTTTTATTAAGAATGGTTTATTATAAATATCATATTTTATATCTAAATTTATATCCTCCAGCGGTTTTATTCTTACCTCTACAACAATTATTAATATCAGATGATTGGATTTTTAATCCTAAACTAGCTTCCTTAATACTAGACCATTCTTTAATGATATTATCCTGTTTATCTAATTGGTATATAATTTTTTTTCTTTTTTCAACTATATTAGATATAGATTCTGGTGATAGGGTATGTCCTTTAGCAAATGAGTTTCCTTTATTTCTACTTATTCCTTTATTAGAAATGCTTTGCTTAAGTTTTGTTTCATTAGATAATATTTTTCCTATTTTTGATGCTCCTATTTTTTTACGAGATTCAATAGTATGTTTAGATATTCCTTTTTCACATCCACCTCCACCATTATTTTTATTAGTTAATTTATATCCCCAAACTTTAAACTGTTGTATCCAGTATGTTTCCCAAAATCTCCAATCTTCAACTTCTTCAATTAACTCAATGTGTATTTTATTACCTAATTTACGCTTATGATGGCTTAATCTATACTTTAATGGTTGGGAAGTTTCCCCAACATAAAACGGAATATTGTTACCATCATGTAAAAAATAAATCTTTACCATTTATCATAAATATTCCATTTTAATGTTAGGTAGACTACTATGCCTCGCAACTAATACATTCACTTAAACGTTGCAAATTATCTCCTCTTAATACACTTTCTGTGCGAAGATAATACAATGTCTTAATTCCTTGTTTATGGGCTTCCTTATGTACTTGACTGATGAATTTTGGAGTATCATTTGGATCAAAGCATAAATTTAATGAAATAGCCTGATCAACGTACTGTTGTCTAACACCATTTTGTCTTACAATTTCTAATTGGTTAATTTCTTTAAATGTTAAGAATACTTCCTTTTCCTCATCAGTTAAAATATAAGAAGGAACATTAATAACTGAGCCTTGGTCTTTTAGAATTTGTTCCCAAACACTATCAATATTATATCCTTTAGTCTCAAGTAATTCCTCTAATATTCTATTACGCTTAATGAATACACCTTTTGCTGTTTTCAAATTATAAACGTTAGCAGGAATAGGTTCGATTGAAGGTGATACACCTCCTGAAATATGAGCGTTTGATACTGTAGGTGCGATTGCTAAGTGATGAGTATGTCTCATACCTGTACCTTTACACCATTCTGGCTCACCATATAATTCTGCTTGTTCATGAGATGCTTTTAAAGCGCCTTTCTCAATAAAGTCAGATATCATTCTTGTATGAGCAGTTGCTTGAATACCTACAAATGGTAAGTTCTTTGATTGTAAAAATGTATGCCATCCTAAAACACCAATTCCAATTGCTCTACCTTTAGTAGCAGAACGAACTGTGTTTTCCATAAACTTAACATTTTTAGCTCTATCAATGAATTCTTGTAATACACCTTCCAAAAACCAACAAGTTAACTCAGGTAATGTCATTCCATTTTCAAATGTGAAATCTTTCCATTCATCCCAACGAGCTAAGTTTAAAGATGACAAACAACAAATAAATGAGTGCAATTCGTCTGTATATAATGAAATTTCAGAACAAATGTTAGTCATTGATACTTGTAAGTTGTTCTTAGTATAAGCTAATGGGTTGTCATTATTAACATTGTCTTCAAACATGATATAAGGTTCACCTGTTTCAAGACGTGTTTTTAAAATTTCACCCCACAACTTCATTGCTCTAGGCTCTTTATTGTCTAGGTCAGTCATAAATTGATCATCAATAACAATACATTGATGTAAATTCAAACATTGACGATTAACATCACCTTTTGGTCTACGAATTTGTAAAAATTCCTCAACGTCAGGATGAGTAATATGTAAGTTAACTGATGCTGCTCCTCTACGAACTGATCCTTGATTAGTAGCTAAAATAGTTGAATCATAAATTTTAGCCCATGGAACAATACCTTCAGACACACCATTGTCTTTAATCGATTTACCTCGGCCTCTAATGCGAGATAAACCAATACCTACACCACCACCTTGAGATGATAGTCTCATTAACTCAGAGTTAGCATCTGCAATGCCTTCGATACTATCTCCAACGTCAATACCAAAGCATGAAATTGGCATTCCACGTTCTGTACCTAAGTTTGATAATACTGGTGATGCTAAACACAACCAATTCTTAACTATCGCCTCATAAAAGAACGGTTGTAAGTCTTTACGTTTTAATCTACGAGCAGCTGATTTAGTTACTCTTTTATATGCGTCAAATACATCTTCATCAGGTAGTAAATAACCTTTTGAAATCATACTAACTGCTATCTCATCCATCCAACTCGGGTAATTCTTTCCTTTAACCCATCCATCTGTGTCTATTTGTATACTCATTTTTTATATTTTATAAATCGTCCCAATCTGCTGTTGATTTTGAATAACTTGTTACTCTTCCTGCAAAGAAATCTTGATGTGTTTTACCACTTGTTAAATGACCAAACCACTCAATTTGTTTTAATAAACCCGGATCAATGTCATTATAAATTGCATTGTAACCTAATTCTAACATTTTCTCGTTAGCTCGTGCTTTAATGAAATTTTTTAGTTGATTAACATTTAATCCATCAACATCTCCCATTTCAAACGCCTTATCAATAAAATCAAATTCTAATTGTACTGATATTTGACATGCTTCTACTACTTTGTTTCTTAACTCAGTTGTATTTAGTTCTGGTTGTTCTTCAAGTAATGTTCTAAACAACCAACACCCTGCTTTAGAATGTAATGATTCATCTCTAACACTCCATTCAACAATTTGACCTGTTCCTTTCATTAAGTTTCTTAATTGGAAACTCATCAATATAGCAAACGAACTAAACAAATTTACTCCTTCAGTAAACGCTGAGAATATAGCTAATGATAATGCTCTTTCCTCTAATGTTTCACCTGGTGTTTCAATTAGTCGCTCAATTTTTGCTTTTGATGTTTCGTCTTCTAAGAACGCTTGAAAATCATCTAAACCTAATTCCTCATTTAAACGAGCATATGCTTCAGCATGAATTGATTCAAAATCAGCAAACACACGAGCCATCGCTTGAATTTCAGGTTTTGGAAACCATACTGATACTTTTGTCGACCAGTAATCGTTTACGTGAACCTCTGTTTGAGCAAATGACTTTAATATGTTTCCAATTAAGTTCTTCTCAGATTCTGTTAATTTGCCTTTCCAGTCACCTAAATCAGATGCTAATGGAACTTCGTCTGCTAACCAATGTGAGCGATGTTGATCTTTATAAAAATCAAACGCTTGTTGGTACTCAAACGGCTTGTAAAAATTTCTTATTTCAGTAATCATATATTTTAATATAACATCAAGATTGTAGTTCGAAGAATTTCTTTTGAAGAATGTCTCGATCTAGGCTATTTATCTCACTAAAACTGTTCACTGGTTTTGATGGTGTATATGATTCCTCGTTCTCATCGTAATCATTAAAGATTTCGAATCGACCTGTTGATGTATCTATTTTAGCTCCAAATGTCATACCGTCACCTCCATATCTGTTTTTCATAAAGTGAAATCTACCTGTTCCAGCTACTTTGTCTTCTTTTTTACGAGAGAGAGAAATAGCCACATCTGTAATCATGATTTTGTCATAGCTACCTGCGGCTTTATCACCCTCAATAACATCGTCTTTAGCTCCTGCTCTATTAACTTGAGATACACTCCAAATAGGTAACTTCAATTCACGAGCAAGACCTTTAGTACTAAGATAAATATCATCAATTTCATCCTTACGCTCACGATTATTTCTTTTTGATCGAAGTAAGTCTACGTAATCGATAATAATCAAATCTGGTTTGAAGTCTAAGTCAATACACTTTTGGATATGTGATTCTATTGTTGAAATAGATGCCTTACCAGGTGAATATTCTTTAATAACTAAGTTACCTGGTAGCTCAAGTATTTCTTTTTCAACTTGATCTTTAAAACCCATAATGTTATTTACAGGTATTCCTGTTAAACAAGCGTCATATCGTCTTCCAACATAACTTTCACCTAACTCTAAAGTATAATGTATTACATTAAAACCTAATTGAACAGCATGTGCTCCTAAAGCAATTAATGTCCATGATTTACCTCCTCCTGGGTTACCAAATATCAATCCAAAATCACCTTCACCTAAACCACCCTGTAATAGATCATTAAATAAAGGCCAAGGTGTAGCAATCGGACTTCTGTCTTCTTCTCTGTATCGAGATTCAACATCTTTACTATATTCTAATCCTAAATTCTTATCCCCACCAGCTTTTAAAGCGTTATCAACTAAGTTTCTAATTGAATCATAGTCACCAGCATTTAATAAATCTACTGATGTTAATAATGCTTTCTTTAATTGTTGGTTTTTACAGAAGTTAGAAAACTCTTCCTCTACATAAGCTAAATCATCATCTGATGCTTTATATGCTTCTTTTAATTGTTCTTTAATTGATAATTGTAGAACTTCATTATCAATTTTCTTAACTTGTACTTTCAAGACTTCCATACTTGGTGTAGTATGGTATTTATCATAGTACTTTAAGATTTCACTTATGACCCATTTATGAGCTGAGTTATCGAAATACTCTTCGCTTATAATGTCATGTATGTTGACTAAAAATTCCTTATGTGTTAATAAGGAAGATATCACTTTCGTCTGGAAATGTATTCCATACGAGGACAATGTACTTAACGTCATAACTTTTATTTATTTAAAACTGTTTAAAACTTTGAATGTGTCTCTAATCCAATACTCTACATTTTTGATTGTATGATGTAACCCGTCTTCGTTATACAACTTAATAAATTCAGCTGCTTTTGTTCTTTCAATTGGTTGTTCAATTATACTCTCGATATGCTTCTTCTCACCCTCATCTAATAACGGATTACCTAAATCCATAATCAAATAATTGTTCCTAATGCTCTCGTTATTAAAAACCACCCTAGAATAAATAATATTGTCTTTGTATTTAGACTCACTTATTTCAAAAACCTCTTCTAAAGTCATTTCTCTTTCTGCTAATTCAGGAAATAACTTAAATAACTTTTTAGGTCCTAATCCTTGTACTCCAGGTATCTTATCTGAATTATCACCCATTAATGTCTTATATAATATAAAATTGTGAGCTGGGAGGCCAAATTTTTCTTTTACTAGTTTTGGAGTGTAATACTCTTTAACCATAGGACTGTAGACTGTTATATTATCGTCTACTAATTGTAAGAAATCTTTATCCGCCGACACAATTGTACATTTACTATTGTATTTAGTTGCCATATAACGGGATAAATGCGCTATGATGTCATCTGCCTCGACTTTATCGAGCATAATAAGATTAACGGGTAAACACCTTAAATAGTGAATGAGTCGAGAAATTTGATTTACTTTAGATTCATGTTCTTCATCTAAATCATCAAATGTATCATGGTTAGTCATTCGGGTTTGATTCCTACCTGATTTGTATTCCGGGAGCAAGTTCTTCCTGTTTATGGAAGAACCCACTCCGTCGAATACAATATACACAGATGTAGGTTTATTTGTGTTAATTAGAAAACTTAATGATCTTAAAAAACCACCTAAACCACCAACGTGGACTCCGCTCTGATTAACATAATTCAATACTGCAAAGTTTCTTAAA